TCGTGTTCCTAGAGAGTTCAGTGAGCTCCCTAATAGCGCGTTTTATAAATGCGATAAACATAAGAAGAAATATCTTGCTGAGTCTGAACTTCCTGATGACGTAGTTCGCCATATTTTCCAGTATAATCACGAACCAGGAGTGGTTAATGATTCATTTTCATATAGAAGTGCTTTTTCACGATTTTCCTTATGTATTGAATACTATTTCAGTTTGATCCTCAAAAAGCTGGTATCTATAGTCGCTACTATTCTTGAATTTAAAAATCAACGATTTTTTTCTATGACTAGACAATATATACGTGATTATGAGGCTGCAAGTTCTGAATTTGTTCCTTACACTTACCTATATACCACTTACATGAACGAATTCGTTGATTATATATTCTTCTTGATATCAGTGTTAGATGCTATAGTTTGTTCTTCTACATCTTCCCTTCTTTTGCTCATATATCAGAAAACCAGAGCATTGTACCCAGACGTTTATAAGGAGGATAACTTGGAATTTGTTTTCCACGGTATTATACATGCCATGAAAACATATGAAAGCTATACTGCGGAAGCCCAAGTAGATGAACTCGTTGATAGAGAACTCATAGTGCGTAAGTTACAGTACCTTTGGGAGCATAAGTTCACAAGGAGGAATTTGTTAGATGTAAGTCATGCATTTATGGTTCTAAGACAAGTATTTGGCGATGGACCTGTTATGTGTAGAGCTACTATACTCAATGAATATATTTTTTCTACTGATGTCAAAGATAGTAATTTAGTCTTTCTTTCAGTATCGCGCGGAATATGCCTATTCTCTATCTGCATTTTGGAAGTATTTAAAACCAGCGTTTACAAACCATACAAAAACAAAAAGAAACCCAAGTATACTGCTGAAGTTGATATTGAGATATCTTCTCTCATATCATGCTTGAGAAATTTTGGTGGAACGGAATTTTGCAATCATCTTTCCAATTTGTCAAAGTTTATGTTTAGACTTGCTGATCCGGAAAGTGTACTGGGTAGATATTTCAAGGACTTGGACGTTAAAGAATTTATTAATCTCAATGTTTCAATTCTATTTTTATCGCGCGCAGTACGTATGTTATTTACGGGCGAGCAAAATTTTTCATCACTCTTTTTAGGGCCTAACGAAATTAAGAATATAATCCAGGAAGGACAACTTTTACTAGAAGAACACTATTATATTGGAACAAAGATAGATGGTTTGCGCTCCTTAGAAGAGGTAGCTGCTGATGTGACCAGTATGATAACTACTATAGATTCTACTATTGTTGAACATCAAGTGGATTCTAAAAGAACTTCTGCTCTTAAATCGCTTTCTCATAAGTTGAAGAAACTAAAGATTAACTACCTCTCGAAATTAGCCAATTCACGTAAATGTGTTCCTTACTCTTTATTGACGTACGGTTTGCCTGGTCAAGGTAAGAGTTTTCTGCACAATCATATATTTGCGCTTGCGTCTTCCTTATTAGGATTGGGAGAGTTCAATGAAGGAATGGTTTTTACTCCCAGTTTAAATGATATTTTTTACGATGGGTATGAACCACTCTCTCAACCTTTCCTCAAGCTGAGTGAGATGGCTTTTGAGAGTGCTTCAATATTGAAACAACAAGGAGATGATCGTATGGACACTTATCTATCCTTTGCGGATTCAGCACCCATAAATGTCACTACTGCAGATCTCAATTCTAAACAAACAAAAGTTGCTCTCTTTAAAGCTATCCTTATGGATAGTAATAATCCCACTATGGGACTGGAGTTTTACAAGAATACACCAGGAGCATACTTTAGGAGGTTTGACAGGCTTGAAGTACGTATCAAATCCGAATACAGAGTTGAAAACAGTTACAAGCTTAACACCAGCAAGCTCGGAAACAAATTTAATATGGATGTTTATGAATTTAGGGTGAGTGAATATGACCCTGAAGGGTCGATTAAAGACATTTCATCCAGGATGTATTCAAACAAGCCTCTCGATTCGGATTTTAAGTACATTTATGTTAAAGATTCTGATTGGATACAGGATATTCGTACTTTGACGGAGATTTTGGCATATCGTATGAATAAACATTTTACAAAAGAGAATAATTTAGTTAAGAATGTCGCCAGATATAATTCCCAATTTTCTATGACATATGAGGATGTCATAAATAGGTATTCAACATATGTACAAGGTCCCGATCCTCCTGAATTTGAATATAAAAGATATGAAAATGTGACTACTGAGGTTGGAAAACAACGTTCAAATAGATTTAGGAACAGAAATTTTAGAGAAGAATATAAGGCAGAAATGGATAATGTTCATGGGTTTGCTGATTTACAAGATCAAGAGCAAACTGAGCTAGATGCTATGGGATTTATTTTTACCACAAGAGAATTGTTGGTATTGAATGGCTTACAGACTTGGTGGAAATTTCTCATTGTCTATATTGTTGTTTTCTTTTTATCTGCTCCTGGCATATTTGCTATCGTGCACTTCTTACTTTTCCTTTTATATGACCTATCAATATTTAAATATATTGTGTGGTGTTTCGCACAGTGGTACTGGGGTAGGAATGAAGCCATATTATACCTGAGACGCCTGCGAGATTTTACACTTTTTGTTGATAATGTTGTATCTCGGTTAACGCGTTTCCTTCGCACTCTGCGTGAATATTTCAATTTGTTGTTCAGTAGTAGGTGTGCATTTATAATTGTTGCCATTTTAGCATGTATGTATATGAAGGTACGCCGCATAATGTACAGAGCTGAGGCCAGTACCTATTCTGACTTAGATTTCCTCTCACCAGATAAAGTTCAATCGTTTTATGAGTGCGGTGATTCATACAAGCGTATACCCACCTCTCAGCAGAACATATGGAACATTGTAGAGAACAAATATGTCCCTGCACACAATGGGTGTATAAGATTGTTCGGCTACAACGTTTCTTCTAAGAATGTGGTACGCATTATGGGAACTCAAAGTAATGGAAAACCAGTGAAACAACATGCATTAGGATTGTGCGAAGACATATTGTTAACAAATTCTCACTTCTTCGATTGTCTCCCTGAAGACGTTGAACTTCAAATACTTAGGGATGGGAAGATTTATAGAACTTTCAAGATAAATCAGCGTACTGATACAGAAAAAGTAGATGTAGATCTAACTATTTTTAGGTTGCCAGGGACACAATATAGGAACATAATTCAACACTTGCCCACAAAGGATTTTAAACCTTTTCCATCTGAAGCATATATAAATGATGAACCGGTACCTATGCAAGTAGTGGAGAATATCCCCTACACCATATCTACAGGCAAATTTTATTTCGCTCAGATGGCGTATGAGTATAAATGGAAGAACCACAAAGTGGGAGAGTGTGGTAAACCTCTCTTCATGAAGATAGGCACTGGCATATCTATCATAGGCATACATACGATGGGTGATACATATACGGATTCTAGTTGTTCTATACCTATTTTTAGGGAGAGCATACAATCTCACATTCAGCTTTTGAAAGATAAGCAGGACAAGTTCCGAGCTTCTTTCCTTTCGGAAGGTGATTTAGGTTTTTTGGATCTTACCTATGATTCTCACAAGAAATCGCCCTTTCGTTTTGAACCCTTATCTAACTTAGATTATTTTGGCACTTTGAAGCAAAATGTTATGATTAAATCAAAGTCACGATTAGTTCGCAGATTAGATACAAAATATTTAGACAATTTTTTCGAAACCTATTTCAATTTTAAGCGTACTGTTAAATTTTCGAAACCAGTTATGGCACCCGTTAAAATCGATGGTAAGTATATCAGTCCATATAATGTAGGCTTATGTAAAATGAACAAACCAATTGTCCATTTGAGGCCTGATATTATGGAAGAGACAGTAAGTGATATCTTCACGCACCTAAATACTCATGTTAAACGCCCTACACTTAAACCATTAACTTTCCATTCGGCAATTAATGGTGCAGAGGTTGACCCTTTTATAAAGAGGATCAACCGCAGCACCAGTGCTGGATTTAATTGGCAGGGATCGAAATTGGAGCATCTGCCGTTGGCAGATGATGTCAATTCGAGTATGACAAAAGATTTAGAGAAGTCTGTACTGAAAATAATTGAAACGTATGCAAAGGGAGAATCAGCTCATCCAGTATATAAAGTTTCTTGCAAAGATGAACCCCGCGAAATTTCTAAGTGCTTGGAAGGCAAAACGAGATTATTCTACGTGTGCCCGTTGGATCACTTAATTGTTGCGCGTATGTTTTTATCACCTTTCTATTCTTTAATGGTAGAACAAGGAGAACCTTTCCATACTGCTGTAGGTTGTAACCCGCATGTTGATTTCGACAAAGTGGGTAAGAGTTTGCAGAATTTTTCTTCCAAATTTATGGAGGGTGATTATTCCGGTTATGATGTGAATGCAGTTCTCGATGCTCGATTCATGACTATTGCAATTATACTAAAATTTTTGGAGGCCAGTGGTTATAAGGACCACCAACTACAAATAGTAAGAGGAATACTACAGGATCATAATAGCGTATTACTAGAGTTGAATGGAGATATTCTTAGAAAATACGGCTTGCAAACTAGTGGTAGATATGCTACTGCTGAAGATAACACTCTCTTAGGGCTAGTGTATTTAGTTTATGCTTGGAATGCGTCCAAGCTTAAAAATAAGTATGGTAGTTTTTTCACTTATTGTAAAGCCTTATTGTATGGGGATGATATGATTGTAGCTGTGAAAGATGAGGTCATAGATGACTTCAATAATTCAACTTATCAGAGCTTTTGTAAGGAAAAATATAACATGGACTTTACAACTGCATCCAAGGGATCCTCAATGGAAAAGTTTTTGACTTTTGATCAGATATCATTTTTGAAAAGAAAGTTTAAATACTATAAGGAGACAGAAAGAATAGTTTCACCTTTAGATCTCAATTCCCTTTATAAAAGCTTAGAATGGCGAATTCCATCACAATCAGTGAGTACTAGCAAGCAGGATCATGATACCATAAATTCGTTTCTCATCGAATCTTACCTATATTTTAGGTCGGATCACGAGTATGAAATGATGCGTAAAAATTTGATCTCTGAATTTGGGAAAATTCACCCTAATCATGTTGAACCCTTTCATACGGTAGATTCAATTAGGGAAATACTTGAACTCACTTAACGGTGATTTGTTCATATTTATTTATTACGTTTTAT